GGCCTCGGTACTGGCCAACTCGTCGGCACCGGCAAATCCTGGATTGGTAAGAACACCAATCAGGTGTCGCGCGTGTCGGTCGACATCGCGAAGATCACCCAACCCTTGATCCCGTGGGGCAAGGAAATCGCGTACACGGTGCTGGAATTGGAGTCGGCTGCGAAGCTTGGTCGTCCGGTTGACGAGCAGAAGTATCGTGCGTTGCAGCTCGCGCACCAGATGGAAATCGATGAGATGGTCTACTACGGGGACACCCCGGGTGGCTTCTACGGTCTCCTCAATTCCAACAACCGCACGACCCCCGATGCGGTCACCAACGTCGTCAACAGTGCCAACGGTGCGCAAGCCTCACCGTTGTGGACCAGAAAGACCCCGGATGAGATCCTGCAGGATTTCAACGAGATCCTGACGTCGGTGTGGGCGGCCACTGGCTGGTCCATTCTGCCGTCCGACGTGTTGCTACCGCCGGCGCAATTCGGCTACATCGCGACGCAGAAGGTGTCGAATGCCGGTAACGTGTCGATCCTCAACTACGTGCTCGAGAACAACATCACGGCACGGCAGGGCGGCGCGACCCTCGACATCAAGCCGGTCAAATGGTGTCTGGGAACCGGCGTTGGTGGTGCAGTTGGAACCGGCGGCGCTGGTTTCGATCGCATGGCGGCCTACGTCAAGGACAAGGATCGGGTGCGTTACCCGATGACCATGTTGAGCAAGACCCCGATCCAATACGACTCGATCTGGCATCGTTCAACGTACTACGGCCGCCTCGGCGTGCTGGAGATCGTGTACCCGGAGACCCTCGCCTACCGCGACGGTATCTCGTAAGGGTGTCCCATGACAGCGGGTGGGGTTTCGTCGAACCCCACCAAGTCCTCGTAAATCAAAAGGAGACAAGTGATGGCACGTCGCGTACAATTTTCTGGTGATCCGAAGGAACAGGAAACGGGGACTGGACGTGGTCCCGACATTCCCTTGAGTCAAACGGTACAGCCGACCAGCGTCGAAATGTTGGGTGCTGGTGATCCGGACGCTGAACAGGAACTCGACGAGGAAGAAGTCAAGCCGAAATACGAACGTGAACGCATTGGATCCCGGATCGGCCTGCCGGTCGAGGGTGAGTCCGCGGTCGATGACGTCGAGCATCAACTCGACACCGAGGACGTGGTACCGATGATGTTCTCGCGCGAGGTTCGCGTGCAGGACAAGGGTCTCCTGCACACCTGGGGACCCGGTGTTCACATGGTGCCGATGAGCCTCGCCGGTGACCCGCGCGACAAGAACAAACCGATGCATTGGTACTTGAAACGACACAAGGTGCGTCGGGTGGGTAACCTGATGGCGAAACCGCCAGCGGACGCCGGATGATCATTTGTTGTCAATCATGCAATGGGACAGGGCTTGGCCTCGCGTCGGCAGTCTGGCCCTGTCCCTTGTGTTTGACCTGTTTCGGGATCGGTCTGGTCTCGGTCCGCCATGAATGCGAGATCATCAATTTGGACATTGTTCGCAAGCAGCGCGACAAGATCAAGGAGAAGTAGCAATGCCGCGTACGACTGATCCGCCCGTATCTGAAGTGCAACGTCGAGCAATGGGAGCTGCCATGAGTGGACATTCTACCCTGGGAATACCGGCGAGCGTCGGCAAGGAATCAATCGAGGCGGATCCGGGCGGCAAGTTGCCGGAACGATCGAAGGACGTGGAAAAGATCGAGCCCGCGAGCGGCCCGATGTCGACCAAGGGGCCGACCGGTACTTCGGAAGGGCTGCCGAAAGCCGCTGAACAGACGTCGGAAGTACCGAAAGTCACCGCACCCCGTGACTCGAAGCCGGCCATGTCCCTTGACGAAATCAAGGCCATGAGCCGCCGCATTGGGAGGTATTGATGGTCACGAAACCAACGCGCCCCAACCCGCCCGCCGCCGAGCCCCTGCGGCCGCATCCGACTCGCATCGAGCCACCCACGATGGTGTCGGGCAACGTGTCGACCAGCCTCCCGAAAGGTAGCGGCCCCCCGTTCGTCAAGGATCCTGACAGTGGAAAAAAGGATCTGGCGAACAAGGATCATTCCGTCGATTTCAAGCTGCCCAACAAGGTCACGCAAGACGAAATCCGTGATGGGAGCTTCCGTTATGGGGGTGGTCGTTCGGCCGCGAACAAGACCCTCGCGGAATCCAAGGACAAGGGTAAGTTGACACAATGACCGTTACCGCAGCATCATTCCGGGCTGACTTTCGCGAGTTCAGCGATCAATCGATCTATCCTGATATGGTGATCAACTACTGGCTCGCGATCGCCCGGGTCATGCTGGGTATCGGGGGTTCGTCGCCACCCGTGATTTGTTCGTTTGTCGGCTCGGTCGCGGGCAATACTTTGACGCTTATTTCCGCCGAGTTCGGTTCCGTCAGTTTGATGCCCCTGTTACTGAACGGTAACAACGTCCCCGCTGGTACGCAAATCATCGCGCAGTTGACTGGCCCACCCGGGGGCCCCGGCACCTATCGATTGAACATGTCGGCGACGATCGGTGCGGAAGACATGGTCGCCGTGCAAAGCGGCCTTGTGACGGGCAGTAACCCGTTTTGGGGTGCGCCGTCGATCGTAGCGACTTCGCCACCGACGACCATCGCCGATTTCGCGACCGAAATGTGGGTCGCGCATCAAATCGTGCTGGAGAAGCAGGCGTTCGATGCGGCCTCGCGCGGCGGTGATCCAGGTACCAAGATCGGAGTGATAGCGAGTAAGAGTGTCGACGGGGTCAGTGTCAGTTTCGATATCAGTTCGGTGACGGAACTGAACGGCGGTTACTACAATCAGACCATGTACGGCATGCGGTTTTGGCGGTTGGCGAAGATCAGGGGTTCGGGACCGATCCAGATTGGTATTGGTCATGCACCCGCGTTCTTGTTCTTCAATTCGTGGGGCCTCACCGGCAGCTACAATGCGTGGGCCGGCCCCTATCCTGGTATTGAAATGGGTGATACGGGGTTTGGCTGATGATTTGGCTCGCTGTGTTCGTTGGGGTCGGGTTGCTTGTGCTTCTCCTCGGGGAGCTGCTGTGCAAACAACTCGGGTGCATCGATCACAGGGAGTCGCGACGTGACGATGCAATGGGACATTGGGATTGAACTGTCATGCGGCGAATAGTTCACATTTTCAATTCGACCAACGATGCGGGCCTGACACATACGGAAGAGCAGCTCTACAAGGAGTTACTCGAAAAGTATCAACGCAACACGATCAAGCCCGAACAAGTACCGGAGTTGCGCCGGTTGCAGCAGATGCGCGCGTCCGGGGAAGCGGCCTACGGCGAGGGTTTCAGTCTGCAAACGCATGAAAACCCCTACAGCGATCCTTATCATCGCGGTCAGTGGGAACATGGTCGCGTCAAAGGGTTGACGCACAGGAAAATGAAGCAGGCGCAGGGCAAGGGCGAAGTGCGCACCTTGACGGGGCAGGGCCGCACGCAGTGGCGACCCCCGCGCGGCCGTGACGAGGTCACGAAGATCCCCGTGCATGCGTTGCGCACTGGCGACATCATCACGCAGAACGGTGAAAAGGTCGTCAGTGCCAGACGCGGCCGGGTGCTGCTGGCGAAGGACGGTTATCAGCGCCTGGTCTGGTGGAATGCGGACACGATCATTCCGGTACTGCGTTGCGAGGACGACTCGTACGATTACAAGTCGGAACGCGGTTACATCGGGAAGCTGATCAATCCGAAGACTGGCGGTATAATGGCGCGTTCCGAGCCGTTCATTTCCGCGAACTCGGCGAAGGCCTGGTTGCGCGAAAACGCCAATGAGTTCATCAAATCGGGTAAGCGCGTGACGGGCGAGATCGCCATGGTGTTTTTCGATCCGGAACGTCTCAACGATACGGGTACCGAATAATGGCGAAAGTCGGGGTCACGAAACTGGTCGACAACATGTCCCAGGTCATGCGCAAGGTCAACACCCTGACGAATACCGACGTCATGGTCGGGGTGCCGGACGACAAGTCCGGTCGCAAGGAGGGTGCGATTTCGAACGCGGCTCTCGCCTATATTCACGACAAGGGTGCGCCGGAGGCGCATATCCCCGCGCGCCCGTTCATGCAGCCGGGTATCAAGGCGGCGCAGGGCCAGATCACGAAAGAATTGCAGAACGCGGGTCAGGCCGTGTTCTCGGGTAAGAACGTGCAAGTATCATTGAACCGCGTCGGGTTGATCGCGTCGCGATCGATCAAGAACGTGATCACGGAAGGTATCCCGCCGCCCCTCGCGCCGCGTACCGTCGCGGGTCGCATCGCGCGCGTCAAAAGTCAGAAGCGACGCACCAAGATCCTGTCGGATATCGCCAGTGGGCTTGCGACGTCGCGCCTTGCGGGGGCTGCTGGTGCGTTCACGCCCCTTGTCGTAACGGGGCAGTTGCGCAACGCGATCACGTGGATGTTGAAAAAGAGGACTAAAAAATAATGCCCCTGGTAGATGTCACCGACCTTCTGCGCGATGTCGATATCGCGGGACAAAGCTTCCTGGTGCTCAGGCGTCAGGAGATTGTCGACCAGTACGGGGAATCGATCACCACGCAGCAAATCTTGCCTGCGATCGGTTCGATCCAACCGGCGCATGAACAGGGGCTGTTGCGCGAAGAGGGCTATGATGCGCAGGCCCGTTCGATTTCCGTCATCACGGAATTCCGTCTGCGTGGTGCCAGTAAGGGGCCGCCCGGGGTCACGTACAAGCCCGACATCATCTATACGCGATCCTACTTCCTCAATTACTACGAAGTTCACGACGCGTCGTCGTGGGGCGCCTTCGGTGCCGGGTTCATCAAGGCAACGGCCAATGCGATCGATTGGCTCGATTATTCCGTGCGTCAACAATTTCTGTCGAGCCAATGATGCCGATACTGCGAGAACTTGAAACGATCCCGCTGGATGAAGCGACGAAGTTGCAGGTCTGCCTCGTCAT